AGCCTAATGCGGTAATGCTCACCCACGGGATGCCTCACTCCGTTACCTCATTACCTACCTGATTATGTTTACAGGTCGCCTCGACGCTTTGCCTGACACCATTTCGTGTTGCATGTTTCAGGGCGCGTCGATCTACCCACGCTTTCCGTGTGTTACCCGATCACCATGCGACGGTGTAGGTCGTGAGACTTATGAAGTTGTGCGTCCTTTAAGACTTAAATATTGAGAGATCCAGTTGATGTCAGCTGGTCGCCATACCCAGACCACTGCGCCTTGTTGAAGCGTTGTAATCCATCGTGATTGAAGGGGTGAGATCTTGCCTTTGTCGCTTTTGAGTTCTGCAAATATAACACGGCCCGAAGGATGGGCGAGTACAAGGTCTGGAAAGCCGTGGTCGCCTAGCTCATGGGTTGCCCAGACACCGCGTTTGTTCATAGATGGCAGCGGATGATGCACAAGCCAGCCATGCATCTTGGCAAGGTTTATGACGATCTTTTGAAAGTCTGCTTCTCTCACTTCCACGCCTCAATAACACGGCTGGCCTGTGATGCGGTCAAGGTCTCCAAGATGACATCGTTGACACCTAAGAACGCATGCAGCTGCTCGAGTGTTTCGCCTTCGTCCCAGCCTTTACCACGAGCAAGCGCCTTAATGTAGGTCTGCTGTTTAGGGCTTACAAACGCGCCTGCTGATGGCTGTGGCTTAGGTACAGGCTGCCCTGAGCCAACCACAGCTCGTACAGGCACAGTCCGCTCAACCTTTTCCATCTCTTGCCTTGATGGTCGAGGGCCAGCAGTACCGATCGGGCTGTTGCTAATCATTCTGCCGATGGCACTGGTCTCACAGTTCTCAACGAAACTAGTCGCGTTAACGCCACGATCTGACACTGTTTCCTCTGCATACCCGGTGGCGATCAGTCGATCATCGTTGTTGTACCCTTCCGCGCTCATCACGACAGTTGTGCCGTCGTATCGGTAAATCTGTGTCTGTATGCGTCCGTTGGGATATGCGGCCCACCAGCGCACAAGTCGATCTGCCACTGTCTCGTAATTTGCAAGGTCAAAGCCCATTTTGTCTGCCTTTTCTCTTCGCTTATTGTCGGTCTCTATTGCTCTGGCTGTTCGTTCACGATGCTTTACTGTGCGATCTGACGGCAAGTATCTGCCGAACTTGGTCACGCCACACGCCACACGATCGCAGGGTTGCCTGCCTTAGTAAGTCGCTCAAGGCCTGAGTCCACAATAAAGCCGTCCTTGACTAGTGAGCCGCGTGTTGGTCTGACAGTGTTGCCTGAGATGTTTAAGGCTTGCTCGATCTCTTCGTCGGTAGCACCGCCTACACGGTTGATGAAGTCATAAACACGCTTACGCTTCGACCCTGACTTGGGTAGTGCGCGTAGTGCAGCGTTAGCAGATGTGGGGTGTGCTGATCGGCTGATCGCGACAACATTGCGCTCAATCGTGAATGGCTGTTCTTTGTATCCGCCTAAGCCGAGGGTGGCTTGGAAGAGCTGTAGGTCTGACATGTCGGGTGTCCTTTGTTCGGGTGTACTGGGATGATGCTAGATGATGAGTTGGCTGAGTTCGGTGATGGCAAGCTGCAAGAAGTTTGCGCGTGGGTCGTCCATGCGGCGTAGGTCATCGCGTAGCGCTTCAAGTTCGCCTACCAAGTGATAGAGATGTGATGCCTTTGATCGCCGTACATGGTTCGGTGTGAACAGATCGTCGATCATGCCCATCATCGCCCGGGTGTGTTCGGTGATCCCAGTCTCGGGATAGATGCTATTTAGTTCGCTGTCGCCCATGGTGCCCATCCTGAATTGTTGTATATAGCAAGGGTGGCGCGCAGTGAGATTGTCGCGTTAAACAGATCGCTGCACTCTTCCAAGATGCCCTTTTCTTGCAGCCAACCAATAGGCCAGTTGCTATTGGGCAAACACCAGAAACCGTTGATCTGTGTCAGGCCATACGATCCTGAGTTGGGATCGCTCAAGTTATGCGCTGTTGTCTGGCATCGTGACTCGCGGTGCATGACTAGGTCGAGTGTGCCAAGTTGGTCGGCTGGGAAGCCAAGGTCAAGGGCGAGCTGTAGGGCATCGTCACAAGTGGCGATCGTCGTGATCGTGGTAGTCGGCGCGACCGTGGTGCTGGCTGGCAGTACGGCCTCGTAGTAGGCGGCTGGGATGATGTTGCTATCTGCCTCTGGAAGGCTCCTAGCGACCCCTAGGAAGGTCGTAAACGCCCAGATGGTACTAATAATGCCTGCGATTATTTTGGGGGCTGTAAAGATCATTTTTTCTCCAATTGGTAAGGGACACCCCAGCTGCCTGCGGCGTCCTTAAAGGCGAGCTGCGAGTGCAGCACCCTGCCGTCGAGTGGGTCACGAAAAATCTGCACCATGACCTGCTGACCGCTATCTAGGTTTGAGGTGTACACCTCGTAGATGTAGGTCTTTGCGTCCATGGTTTTCGCTTGCCTTCCGTCGGTACATCGACCCTAGGCAATGGGTGTGACTAAAGCAAGGATTTAGCCTGTTTCCATTGCTGCACAAGGGTTGGAACGCGGTCGCCGACATAGTAGAAGATGTGCCATGGCTCGGATTGCACTTCCCATGTAAAGCCGTAGGCCTCGATGTTTTTAAGCATAAATTGCATGCGGCCTGTTTCTGATGCGTCACTGATGTCAACTGCCAGCCCGAGATTATGACGGCTCGTGCCGGGTGCAGCCATCGGCGCACAATTCGGCTTTAGATAGTAAGTGTTGCCTTTCCACACTCTCGTCGATGCGCCTGCGATCGGCTGTGTCTGGTAGCGCGCAAGGAAGCCTGTGGTCTGTGTTGAGATGCTGCGATAACAGTCGGCTGCCGATGTGGGCTTAAAGGTCTTAACTCCTGCTGCGAACGCTGCATCGCGTAACGCCATGTATGCGTCAGCTGCTAGTGGGTGCAGTTTGCCGTAGGGCTTGACATCGACGAGCAGGCCTGCTGGTAGTTCACCCGGGGTTACATGGGCAAGCGTTGACGGCATTACCAGTTTGTGATAGTGGCGCTCCAGTTTGTCTGGGACAGCGGTCAGCGTCGGTGCTTTAGGCTTCGGGGTTTTTGCCGATGCCATAAGCCTTGTTTTTCGGGTTGACATAGCCAATGAAGAGTGGTGCTACAGCTGCGATGGCTGCACCGAGCAGGTCGTTCGGGTCGGTGTTGCCTGACATGTAAAGCGCTACTGCTGCTGCAATGGCACTGTTGATGTAAATCGAGATCATTGCCTTGTCACTTGCTTTCATGTTCTATGTCCTTTGCTTTTGATTTGAGTCCATTTGATGCTACGAGGCCTGAGAGTGTGCCTGTCATAAACACTGTAAGCGTAGAAAGTAAGTCGATAAAGGCAGAGTCGTTGGGCGATTGGTGTCCGATTGGCTGGGTGACAAACATAAGCGCATAGACAAAGCCTAGGACGGTGATGGCGAACACGCTGGCAAGGATGATGCCGACGATTACGATTAGTCGAGCGTGTAGCTCTTCGGGTTTAAGGCGTTGTCTCATAGATCAGGTCTCTAGTGCATGTGCCTGATGGGTTGCACAATGGTGGCTCGCACTCTGGGTTTTTCCAGTTTGCTGGGTCTTGGCATGGGTACCGGTATGAGCCGTCATAAGTGCAACCATTGACTGCTACTGCGACGACTGCAACCAAAAAGAGCAAAGCCGCATATTTAGCCCAGTAACGCGGCGGCTTCATCTGCTGTAAGTCCAAGTTTGTCAAGGACTGCTTGCCGTGAGGCGGCGCGTGAGGCTTGTGCGGCGGCTTGGGCTGCGGCTTCGGCTTTGTCAAGTTCGTGTTGGGCTAGTTCGGCGTCGGTCATTTCGCGGACTTCGTGTCCGTCTAGCACCATTGGTTTAGGAGTTGCTGTAGCCATATACCTTGTAATTTCCTGTGATTGCTGCGGATGCTAAAAAACTAAAACTATCAAACGATGTTGAGTCATTAAACAAACCAGCAAAAGCAAGCGACGCTGTGAGCGCCGTTGTGGTGTTTCCGTTTGCGTTCACCATGCCAGTAACAGTTGCTTCGTTTGCCGTTTGTGGTTCTGAAATTGTAAGCGTTGCACTAAATGGAAGATTTGTATAAATACCTCGCATTGCAAAAGACGAAACAGCGTTTCCGCTTAGATTTGCGTCGTTACCGTTGCTATACACGCCATTACTGGCATACGAGTAATTGCTTGTTGTGTTGTCTGCGCCTGCTGCACGAAAACGGGCGGTTATGTCTGCTTGAGCAGTAGCAGTTGTTGCATAAAACTGCACCAAATAATTTGTGTATGTCGCGCTAAAAGTGCTGGTAGGCAAACTAACCGAAGTGACCGCGCTAAAAGTTGCGCCCGTTATAAACACAAGGCCCGGCGTCACGCCGACAGATTGCCAAGCCGCGCCGTCGTAATATTGCGTAGTGTTCGTTGCCTCGATGTAAGCAAACTGACCCTCGGCAAGTGTTTTTTCGCCTGTGCCACCGAAAGCCGCGTCACGGGTGACAGTCGTGGCAAACACTGGGATGCCAGAGTTCGTGATATTCATGTCTGCCGCTGTCAGGACTTCGCCTGCCGTATAAACGGGGACTGTGGTTACTGCGTTTGCTCCCATAATGCTCCTTATCCTAAGACATTTTCGGTGTCGATTGTGCCATATACCAGATCATCCAAAATCAGCTCAAACACCAGCGTCGTCGGGCTAGTAAACAAGGTCATCCTGTGGCCTGTAGAAAGGTCGATCTCGTGTTGTATGCCCTCAATCGCTAGTTCTTGCGCCAGTGATGTGATCGTTACGCCGCTAGTAAATGACTTTTCTATGGTAATCGTGTTGCCGATCTCAAGGACTGCCACAGTGTCACGCTGGGCATCGGTCAAGGATGCAAACAGGGTTGACACATTGGTGTAGCGCGCCTCTGGCTGGCCTACAAGTAGGTAGTTGGCAAGGTCAAGAGCTGCTGTGTTGTTGTGGACGAGCGCGTCACTAATTGCTGTGGTCTGAATAAAGTAGGTGGCTTGCGATGCCAAGTCCTCAGCGATCTCTGGGCTTGTAGCGCCAGCGTGTTGCACCGCCGCCCTGTTTATCACCTGATTCGCTTCAAAGGAGATGCCCACATTGTCGTAGGGAATGTTTGTGCCGTCATCGTGGAAGTCTGCTAATGATGCCGAAAGCGTGTTGCCGATGCGGTCTTGGAATGTGAAAGTACCGTCGCGCGCAATAAAGATGCGGCCCTGCACAGACTCGTTAATCTTGGCCATGTAAGCAGCGACCGATGTGCCATAGGGAACGGTGTATGCGGAAGCACCGCCCAGCAAAATGGTTGAGGTTTCAATGCTGCGCTCACCTGGCAACTGAAAAGCGTTTACTTCTGGCAGGTCTAAGACTGCTGCTACTCGAGCACTGGCAAGTTCTTCGGTGACATTAAACTCGTTCATGTATGTCTGGCTGAGGAGATAAAAGTCATCAGCACAAGAAACAGAAACTGTGTCAAGGGCGCCAAGATTGAAATTGTACGAGTAGTCAACGATGTAGCCGTTGAATAGTTCTTCTCCCTCACGACTCAGGACAACTTTACGCATAGGGGCTAGACCCGGCACAGCCTCGTCGGTGTTGAAATAGGGCGACAAAGTATCGAACGGATTAAAAATCCCGCCCGTGAATGTGTCGTTGAGATCAAAGCTCATCGTGCCAGCAGTGAACTGGTCGCCGATGTCTCTGCGTCCACGGAACACGCTGATGCCTGTAGCGCCGTCGATCACGGATGCGAACTCTGTCGTACCGTCCAGCACATATTCGGTCGAGTTGAGCAAGCCCTTGACTGGGTCGTCAAGCGTAAAAGCATCAACTAGGAAGCCTGTAGCGATCTTGAGATCGTAAGACCCTGACTGGACGATCGTGGCAGCCATCAGGCGACCTGTATTTGTGCTGGGCCGTCCACTCGGTTCATGGCTTTAATGCTGTTTACTACAGCGCGCCCGATGTCTGCTGATGTGGCTAGACCGCCGTTTACATTGACTGTGATCGGTGTGCCGCGCTCGACCATGAACTGATCGAAGAGGCTGGAGAAGTCGCCAGCGTTGCCTGTGATGCCGTAGTTGCCGCCCATGTTGCCTGCATAGTTTTTGCTTAGGTCTAAAACGCTTGAGGCTTTACCGCCGCTGCCACCGCCGCCGCCGACCGATGGAGCTGTGATGAGAGCTGCTTCAGCCATGCCTAGTGGGCCTGATGGGAATGAGCCTGTGCCGCCTTCACGGGCTGCGCCACCGCGTCCAGATGCGCCACTGGTAATGGCATCTAGTGTTGGCAGTGCTGTGTACTCGAGCATTGGCACTAGCGGTATTAAGTCGATGCTGACACCCGGTATTACATTCAGCGCGTTAATTAGTTGGTTTAGTCCAATAATTGCGGCGTTAATAATTTGGTTAATGCCGTTAGCAACTACTTTAACTGAGTTGTACACGCCGACAGCGAACTGCTTAAAGGGCAACATGAACTCGGCAATTGCTCGAGGGCCTTCGCGGTAAAGCTCGTACAGCGCGGCAAGCGTAATCATTACAATGCCTAAGCCTTTAGTCAATGTTCCAGCCGATAGTGATACCGAAGTGAATGAAGTTGCTAGCACTGCGTTAGCAGCGGTAACGATTATTTGAAATGCGTTGTATGCCTTCATTGCAACATTGGCTGCCACGATGGTTGCTGTCATTGCTGCGATAGCGCCAATAACGATAAGCAGTTCTTTAGTGTTGTCTTGCAAAAATGTCGTAAAGTCCAGCACATAGGGCAGCAGTTTCTCCATAACGGGAATAAACGCTGCTCCGATGCTCTCCTTCAGTTCGTCCATCTGGATTCCGAAGTTTTTTAGACCGCCTTCAGCACTGTTGGCAAAGGTCTCAGCTGCACCGCCGACCGAGCCATTAAGTGCCTGCATGATCTCATCGGCGCTTGAGGACGAGTCAATTACGCCTTTAAGCGATGGGTCTAATTTGATAAGCGCAGCGGTCTGGCCTGCAAGAGCTTTAGACACTGCTACGCTGGCAGTCTCCATGTCAATGTTTTTGGCTGTTGCAAGGTCAGCGGTGACCGACATTGCTTTTTGTGACAACTCAAGCGAGCCTGTAGCGCGTACAAGGTTTGCTAAGGCTGGGCGCAGCTGATCGTCAGCCATCGCGGTCTGCTTACTGAACGCGCTTATTGACTGCTCGACCGCTTTAATCTGGGCATCTGTGGCTTGTGTCGTGGTGCGTAACTGGCGAGCCAACTCGAGCTGTGCAGCTTCATCTTCCATTGCCGCTTTTGTGGCTAGACCGATGCCAGCGGTCAGTGCACCGAGCGCAGCAGTAGCAGGCAGGAACGCTTTTTTAAGTGCGAAGCCTGTCTTTGCGCCTACGCCGTCAAGCTGTTGGAACTGTTTAATGGCTTTGTCAACGCCACCGCCTTGAAACTCGCTGATGATGGGGATTGACAGTGCCATTAGTTCAGGTCTTTCTGTATTTGGTTAACAGTCTTGAGCACCATCTTTTCCATTTCGGCCTCAATACCGCGCCGCGCTTTATAGACCGCTGGGCCAATTAGTCGAGTCCTACCCGGCATCGCCATTGCAAAGCCGCGCTCAGAGCTGACCGAGTCAAGTGATGTGCCTAAACGGTTTGTGTCTTTGCGGCCTGCACCCTCAAATACCGCCGTTGCTGGGTTCTTTTGCTCTATAAGGATTACGCCGACAGCATTGCGGCGAGTATCAAAACGCATCTTTACGCCTGACTGTGCGCTTGAGATCGTGAAGGGGAATATTTTGCGGCCTCGATCAGACCACTTGCGCGCCATGCCTGACAATGGAAACTGGCTGTATGCAAGTTTTGCAGCTTGGATTGCTGGCTGTGCGATTGCTGTCGCTTCAGCCTTAAAGTCTTTTTGCAGCTGCGGATCGATTTTGCGTAGGGCGTTGATTGTTTCTTTAAGACCGACTACTTCGACGCTGTGAGAGACAGGCATGGTTACTTCTTGCGGTGCATCTGCTCAAGCACATAGGTGACGGTGTTCAGGTCTCGCATAGTGAACTCGATCTCCTTTGGCCAGAAGCCTGTTAACGCTAGGACTTCGCAGAGGCTTCGCCGCCAAGTCCCTCGATGAAAGGGGTCTCGTCTGCTACCTCGTTGATAGGTGTAATGGTCATGTCAGGGTTCTCGGCAACCCACTCGCGCCAGTTGGCTGGCACTTTGTCTCCAGCAAGTTTGCAAAGAGTAAAAGCCCAGCAGCACATGTCTGAAAAGCCGATGCCTTTGCCGTCTGCTGATCGACGGTTCTCTGTTCGTTCCCAGTCAACAATGGCAAGCATGTTGGTGGTCATCTCGCGTGCTGGCTTACCGTCGCCGAGGTCAATAGATAGTTTGACTTTCATTGTTTCTCCTTTGTCGGGCAAGGCTCCGCTTGTGCGGTCTTGCTACTTGTAATTCTCAGCGGCTGATGCCGCGAGATCATGCGACGGCTTTAGTTAAAACGCCGCCAGCGAATGTGAGGTCGATCGTGGACAGTTCGCCGAGTGAAGCGTTGATCGGTGTGTGTGCAGACAAGAACGCGCCCGTCAAAGTGTACGAAGGGTTCGTTGCACCGACAGCAGATGAACTTGGCTTCAAGACAAGCGTCGTGGTTGTTCCTACGAGGCTGTAGATGCTGGCTTCGGTCTCGGTTGCTGCGTAGCTCTGGTACAGAGTTACGGTGACAGTGTTCGAGTACAGACCAGATGTGAAGCTGCGCGAAGTGTTGGAAAATGTCGTGTTTTCTAATTGCTCCGACACATAGTTAATGACCGCGCTTGTGCACTGATCGGACAAGTCCACCGAGTTAATCGTGATGCTTGGGTTAGAAAGGTAAGTGCTGCTGATAGCCATGTCTATTGCTCCTTGGGTTCTGATTTGACTTTAGATGATTTCTTTGCGGTGTCGGTGGATATCAGGCCGCCGTCGAGCAGTGCGTCAATGTTGACACCTTCCTCTGGGATGAACTGATCGCCCGGGGTTCCGAGGCGTGGGCTGATGATGGTGTACATGTTTCTCCTTATGCGCTTTGTGCTTGTATGCCACAGTCAAGGTCGTAACACGGGAAGAGCTGCCCACCAATTTCTAGGTTGCTGGGTCGTCCTGCCATGACGATGATTGGGCTGAGTAGGACTTTGCTAACGATGTCAAGGATGCTGCGTAGGACTGGTAGGCCTGCTGGGCCTGAGCCGATGACTTTGATCGGGAAGTCCATGCGGATGATGTTGCCATTGCCAGCGATCGTCGTAAAGGATGGCGCGTCAATGTACACACAGTTCGGCACAAGTTTTGTGGGGTCGTTGACTACTCGCAGGCCAGTGACCGCTGTGAGTGTGGTCGTCAGGCTGTCAATAGCCCCGTTGAGAGCGTCTGTGTAAGCCATTAGGCGCAGGCAGGCCTGTCGATGCCAAGCAACTGTTTAACGATCGGTGTGAGGCTCTGCTGAGGCGCTGTGCCCATTCCGTCAAAGGATGCAAAAGTGTTCTCAAGCGAGCCACGGCTGCGCCAGAGGGCAGCGCAGTACATGAGTGTGCCGAGCGTGGCATCCCCACCCGGACTAGTTGTGAGACTGTCAATGTAGCCAGCCTCTTGACGGCGACGATATGCGAAATCATTGCCAGCAGATACGGCCTGAGTGATCAGCGTGTAATCGTCAGATGGGTTAGTGATCTGTACGCCAAGGTAGGTGACGAGCTGCGCGGCAGTGACCCATGTGCATGTCTGGGTGTAGGTGACTGTGCCAGTGGCGGCAACGCGCTCAACATCGGCTGCGACTTTTGTGTACAGCACCTGATTAGCGATAGGCACATTTATGTCATAAAGCAGATCGCCCTCAGTGTCTATACCGATGTACAGATACTGGGGCAATGCGCGAACAGTGTAAGTGCCGTTAAATGTTGCATCGACCGATGCGACTGTAATTGACTGGCCGACTGCAATTTCCGATGGGGTCAGAAGTTGCAGTACGGCGTAGTTGTCAATTAGATACTTTTGAGTAACGCTGTAAACAGCCATGAGCGGATGCTCCGCTCTCGACTAGGCCTGTGTGATCTTGCGAATCATGCCACCGATTGCAGCGAAGGTCGAGACATATCCGTGGAAGGACATTGTGCGACCCAAGGTTGCTGGCACTTCAACGCTCATCAAGCCACGAATGGACTCGTAGAACTCGAACGCATCGCCTTGGCCTTGACCAACACGAGTAATGATCATGGTCTTAGCAGCGAAGTTGCTGTCAACTACAAGCTGCAAGCCCATTGGCGTACCGTTCCAAGATCCTGCGCTTGATGCGCCCAGTGCGTTTTGGCCAGTAAGGCCTGCACCGATAAATGGAAACAGCGGACGCTTGCTCGAGTCAACGAGCTGACCAAGTTGTGCCCAAACATCAACCGACACAAACATGTGAGTTGGCATCCAGTTACGGTTGCTTGAAACATCATTTGCTGCGTCGTAAACAGACTTGAGCAAGTCTTCTGGAGTTCCGTCCCATACACCGCTCGAGTTTGCTGCTGCAAGCAAATTGTCTGCTGCCAAGTTGTCGGAAGCGATCATGTACTCGCCCATCAAGTCATTGAGGATTAGTTGCATCGCTGGACCAGAAGTAAAGTCAATGTCCTGAATTGAGAGGGTCACTTGCCCGGCGAGGGTAGTCTTGCTGACCGAGTTTGAGGCAATGACCATTGTGGTAGCCGATGCTGCGCTGAGTTCGCTTGACTGTGCAGCAACGCTTGTGTGCGTGGTAATTGTTGGACGAATAAAAGTTTTTGAGCGTCCACCATCTGGATAAGCGCGAGCGCCTAATGCATCCACCGTAGGGCGCAGAAAGTTTAGATCCTGCACCAATGGAAGCAACACGGGCACTGGCAAGAGGCCCGGGGTGTCAGTGGTAAGCACATCGCCAGCTGCTGCTTCCAGTGCTGTGCGTTGTGATGCTGAAAACTCTGCTACTGCTTTGTTCATGTTGTGGAAAGTGTCGCCACCAATGTGATAGGCAGCCATGAAGTCGCCTGCTGATGGCAACTTAAACTCGCGCTTAGGTTGTGCTGGAATTGCAGCGGTTGGGATGGTTGCCTCGACTGCTGGGACTGTTACTTCTGACATGGGTTCTGTCTCCTCTGTGGGTTCTTGTATTTCATTATTGTCGGTCTCTTCGGGTTCGTGGTGGATACTGGCGGCAATGTCTGTAATGATCGCTCCAGCGAAGGCTGGAACTGGCACCATCGACAACTCAATCCAGTCGGCAGCGAGCACAGTGATCGAGCCATCTTCATTTGCTCGGGTCTTTGTTGGGTTTACGCCAACAGATACCGAGTCAAGTACGCCGTCGAGGGCCAGCTGCAAAGCCTCGTCGCCTGCCATTGTCTTGCTGATCTTGGCGGTAAACATCATTCCTTCTTCGTCGTCGTATCGAGCCGTGACAATTCCGATGGCGCTCTCAGCCGAATGATTGAGATACAGACGGGGTGCTTTGCCATCGACTGGCAGGCTGCCGCGCTCAAAGATGACCTCTGTGCCGTCCGAGACTGTGGCTGCTACGCCGTACGGTACGGCGATGCCTGTAATCGTTCTGGTAGGTGTGCCATCGCTGGCGGCTGCGTCAATGCTGACACTGCTGGCGGTGAATCTAATCATTAGTTTGCGATCTCCTCTTGCGTGTTTTCTGATATTGGTGTTTCCATTTTGTCTGCTAAATAATTCTCTTCCAAATATGACTCGTAATCAAAGGCAACGAAAGTGCCGTTTGGTAGCACATTGTTCATTGACAATGTTTCTGCTATTGCGTCGGCATAAAGTTTTACACCGAAGAACAGCAAGTCCATGCGCGCCTGTTGCGATGACTGGTACGAGTATGACCCGGTCGAAACGCCGATCAAATATGGCGGCACATTGCCGATGCGTCCACCAGTTTCTAATGCGCTGTAGTTTGCTGACTCGATGAGCAACATTTTGTCTGGTGACATTGTTGTCGGTTCGTAAGATAGGAACTCGTTAAGCGCAGCGGTCTGATTAGTTGCGCGCGCTTGATTAAATGCAGCTGCAAGATCGGCTAGTTCTTGTGCGCTTAAGGGTTCGCCACCCGTCTGCTTCAGGACTCCAGCCGGTATGGATGAGGAGGCGTTCCGCGCCCTTGCGTCTTGAATCTTGATTGCTGTTTCGATAGCGGCCTGCGATGAATACACCATGCCCTGCGTAGGCGACAAAAATTGGATCAAGTTCTTCGGGTCAATCTCTCCGCCTTGAAAATACACCTGCGATGATGGTGCAAACCATACGGGGCCAGCCATGTCTGTCGTCGTGACTGAGCCTGCTGGCAGTCGAGTAAAGGTTGCTGGGAATCCGTCAGCGGTGCGGCTCGTGATGTACCAGAATGCGCGCCCATAAAAATACAAGTCGTCAAAAGTCCACGACATAAGAAAGTTGTACGGGACGGTTGGGTCTGGTCGGCGTAGCCAAGTTCTAGGGGCGATAAAAACGCGTTCCATTTCTTCGCCGTTCCACATTTCGTTGTACATCTGCAATGGCATGCAGCCGATTACTGATGCAAGTAGATCGCGCGCGCGTGAGATCGCTGGGATTGAAATTGCCGCGGCTCGCAGTTCGCCTTCGCGGTAGGTGTAGTACTGACCGATCATGTTTTTGCCGACATTGCTGCTGTTATAGCCTGGACTCATTGCACCAGCAGCTGCCGCTTTAGCAGGCGCTGGACTGATGGCGGCCTTGCTTACTTTGCGGTCAAATAATCCCATGCCACAACATTACAGATGCAAGCGCTGTGATGGTGGCACTCGATCGGCCTAATCAGTTCCCGACGAAAGGCTAGGTACTTCGACCGAGTGCCGAGGGTATGTTACTGACTAACAGTGACCAGCATCGGCTTACCCGACACTGACGGCCTTGAGCACAATGCAGCCGCCCAAATCATGCAGCGACACAATTCGATCGGCCCGGGTGATCTCTGAGATGACACCGCGACAGAGCCTTGCGATCGGACAGCGACCGCGCGCTGGACATGTTCAGCCAGTTGGGTTGAGCCGTCATGTAGCAGCATTTTTTCCGCTATCAAGTTTCTTACTGTGGGGGTGTATTTAAGTATTTCGCCATAGCCGACGATGACCTTTTTTGTCTCTAGGTGTCGAGGCCACTGGATGTCGATGCTGGGTGAGATAGCAAACTTGCAGCCGTCGGCAGTGAGCCGATCGACCTCGAGCAAGAGAGCTGCGAAACTGTCCACGACGAAGGCCACGGTCACGACAATGCGGCGGTCAGGTAATGCCACGGCGCGCAGACCGAAGTATCGCGAGTCGTCCATGCTGGTCTCAATGGCAACGATGCCGCCTTTTGGTATGTCTCCTTCGTGCTCGAGTGCAGGCCAGACACCCGGCGGTATCCAGCCACGATCGGAAGCCACCCACAGATTGACAGATGCCCGTAAGAATTGGGCGCGGTCAGGGTTCTGAGACTCGGCCTCAATCGTTGACAATTCCAAAGTGTGACCAAGCGCAGGGTTACCGTAAGCCCATGCGGCAGGGTTCATCGGGTCAAGGTCTGGCGGCGGTGACCACTCGGCAAAGTACAGCGACGATCGTTCCCCACGGTCTATGGCGCGTAGGCCTTGCTCACGCCAACGCAAAAAAGCGGTCGATGCCTCAGTGCCAGCCGTTGACCAGCAACTGAGCAGCGGCGATTTTCGTGCGCGCATAGATGGGATTAAACCGCCGTCAATAGCGAGCTGCGACATGTCCCAGATTTCGTCTGCTACGATCAGATCGTTGCTCGTTCCGTGACCGACCGATGGCTTCGCCGCCCTGACTGTCCACTTGCTGCCGTCTGGCATTGTCACCGAGTTTCGACCGTAGGCCTTGACACAGGATGCACCGAAGCGAGCCTCGAGCACTGGGGCTATCTCATCGAAGAGTGTGATTGCCAAGTCGAGTCGGTTTGCCGTGGTAAGCACAGTCTGTTTCTTGCCCCGTATTTTTGGCATTTCTGTGAGCCACCAGCCGACGAGACTACCTAGAGCAACGGTCTTGCCGTTCTGTCTGGCAGTGCTTACAAGACTTGTGCGATGCAGCAGCTCACCATGCTCGTCATAAGCCAGCTGACCGTCAAGCGCGCGCACCTGCCAAGGCATAAGGGTCAGCCCTAGATGCTGTTCTGCCCATCCCTGCACATCAGCCCCGAACGATCCAGCATGATCCGTAACAGTCGTTTCCAGTCGAGGCCAGTCATGGCTGATCCCTGCCAGTTCGGGCTGGTTGCCATCCGATAGAGACAAGAGTTGGGTCGGGGTGCTTTGCCTCTGTTCATAAAAAACCTCTTTGATATTTCGCACTCCATTTTTTTGCATTGACTCGTGTCTTGAGTGTTGGCGGTGTGCGTTTCG